TATGCCTTGTATCAATATTATTTTAGAAGGTAACGCAAAAAGTGGGTATACCACTTTTAAAACCCCCCATGTTCGCTATTTGTTCTTCATAATTCAGTTATTACAACCACAACATTCATAATGATAATTTATCGTTACTGATATAAAACTTCCGATAATAAACGATTATAGCCGATTTAAATAATTGTGTGATAATTGTGCAACAATTTGGTATTTTTGCAACACTCATGTATAATATCTGCTTTTTATGTGTGCAGTTTTTACCACAACATTAATTAAATCAACAATTCTAGAAGGTTTAGCAAAAGATTTAATCATAATTAATCTAAGGTTTAGTCCAAGATATTGACAATGGTTGGTTGTTATCACCTTTTATTTGCAATGTTTCGGCTGCTTTGCCATAAGTTTTGGATGATAATTTACTAGCAGACCATTGATTATGTGCAGTAATAATTTTATAAAGATTAACCATAGATTGAGCAGCTTTTGGATCTAAATCACCAGACTCAATCTTTAATTCTAGTTCTTTTCTTTTATCTTCCAAGTCAGATAATTTTAAATCAATTGCCAATTCTTTTGATCTGACATAATTAGCCATCAATTCATTATCTTTTATTAAATAAGCTCTGAATGATTGCCAAGTTATAGGAACATCATCTCTAGAGAAACATTCTCTAATTGTTAATCCATCTGCAATTAAAGACAATATATGAGCTTTTAATTTATCTGTTAGTTTTCTGGGTCGACCTGCCATAATTTTTATTTATTAAGCGACCTGGCAAGGCAAGAAAGAAAGGAATAGAAAAGCACTTGCCAGATCTAGTTATAACTTATTTAGACTAACGCAAGGGAGCTAGTAGTCTATAATTTCTTTAACACAATATATAGTATATTACAAATCAAAAGGAGTTGGTTTCTTTTTAAATGTTCTATTATCAAGGGTAATTGGATTAATCTTAATCTTGTTGTTAAACATCATTTTATCTATAATATTTTGGACAGTCCAAGCACCAAACTTAAGATTGTTGACTATCCAACGCATCTGCTCAGCGGAGAGCATTCCAGAATTAAAGTCATTTTCTATCTTTAAAACAATTTCAATTTTGTCTTGGGGGGTGTAGGTGTTCCTATAGCTTAACTGTAAAGGTTCATTATTATAGTAATATTCATCTTCATTCATTTCTTAAAACCTTTAAACTTTTTCTTATTACTATTGTTATTATTATTATTGTTATTACTCTCTAAATACTGCCCAAATTTTGGGTAGTCTGACTGCTTAGATTTTGACACCCTGATTACCCTATTTTTGGGTAGTCTTAAGGTATATCTATTAGCACTTGATAACCTGTGAATAACTAAATAGCCATTATCAACCAGCTCTTTTTTAGCCTTTTGTAAAGTATTAACAGAAACACCAAGTTTCTTGCATAAATTAGAGTTTCTTAAGTTCCTATAATTAGCAGATAATGACTTTATATAGCAAAATAAGACTTTAGCCTCATTTCCAAGTTTATCGTCATATATTATTGAATTTGGGATCATAGCGAACCCATTCTTAGTCTTTTCCATATTCTTTTATTCCTTCCTTGCTAGACCTTCTATATGTCAAATTTTGGGTAATCAATCAGAACATTCAGCGAACATTAATATTTTTACAATCTTAGCTTATATAGTTTGACAATATAGTACAAAACTTGTATAAGTTTAGTATGTTTAACGAATCAAGAAAGGAAAGAAACATGACTAAACTACATCACACAGAATATAAAAAGAATTATAAAAATTATATTCTATCTACTATTGAAGAAGACTCAGAAGGTAAGCCAATCACTAAAGACCAAGAAAAAATAAATTATATTTTTGATAGATTCAATTCTGAGTATGGTTGGAATATTGAAAGAGTTGGAAAGTATAAAGCTATGTCTGAATGGTTATCTGGTCTTGCATTAGATATTGAATACTATGACGATGCAATAGTTGACCTAGCTGTCAAAATGGGTTCAATAGATCCTAACCCTAGCGACAAATTAAAAGATAAAGTTGCAGCTAATTACTGGAATTTTATGGCTAATGTTATTTTATGGTTTGAACCAAAGAAGGGAGCATAATGAAAGCTAAAGACTATAAATCAATAACAGAAGACCTAGAACAAAGAAATCCAGGAAAGAAGTTCTATTCATTCATGGATATGGAAGACGCAGAAATTAGGAAAAAGGAAGTAATTTTGCCTTTGCCTAAAAAATACTTTAATAAAATAGTTAAATTTATAAAGGGGGAGAAATGAATATTAAAGAATATGGAGTCAAAAAAACTTGGGATAATAAATGGCAAACTTTTGCCAATGCTCAAGATGGCAAATATTTAATGCCTATAACTTGGTTAAGATATACCTCAAAACACAAAACAAATGCTCAAGAGTGGTTAAGAAAAGAACTTAAAAAATTGGGGGTAAATTATGACAAAAAATAATTTACCTAAATATTCTCATCCTGCTTATAATAGTTTATTAGCAACACTAGAAACACCAGTTAATTTAGTTAAATCAATTGCTAGTGAAAATTCTAATAATTTAGCTGATTTAAAAAAAGAGTGGGTTGAAACATCAAGAAAAGAAATAAATTTAAAAAAAGTATTAGATATATTTAAAAATGCTAGATCATATACAGATGAACATAAATTTAGAGAATATAAATTTGATGGTAATTTAGAATTTAAAAATAAAAATATAAGAACAGTAAGAAAATTAATAGAAGTTGAGCCTAGATTAATTAAATACATTTACGATGATGCAAAAAGAATGTTTAATTATATAAAAGATATGGAATTAAAAACCTTAAAATATGAAAGACTTTATAAATTAAACTGTGAAAATAATCATTATAATAAATTGTTATTGAAATTAGAGAAAGAACATCAAGAAGAAATAAAAAATTGGAGTGATTTAAACGAATATGGTTTATATCCAAATGATGATTATTGTCCAATTGATGATTATTCAGAACAAGAACAATTAGAATTAAAATTAAAACATCAAACAAAAATAACTAGTATTGTTAATAATATTAAAGATATAAAAAATAATATTAGTAACAATGATATAAAAATTAGTAATATTTTTAGTGAAGGCATTAAAGAAAGTGATATTGCTAATACATTTTAAAAAATAAAGGGAGATAAATGAGAAATAAATATGGTTTGCCTTTAGTCTATGATTTTAATATAGATTTAAGGGATAAAAGGAGAATAAGGAACTTAGAATATATGAAATGGAACTGTCCTAAAGGTTGGAAAGAGCTTTGGAGCAATAAATTAGACCAATTAAAAAAGAATATAAGTGAAAGAAAAAATAAAACTCTCAACTAATATAGACAAAGAAAAATTGGCTATACAAACTTTCAAGAACATCATTGAGGGATCTAGGTCTATCAATGGTGTTACTTGGAATAGAATTAAAAACCTAAAACCAAAGGAACAAATACAATGCTTGAAGGTACTGAAATAAATGATTTAAAAAATGTTAAAATTATTTATGTTGGATTAAAAGGTTATCATACTCAATATAAAATAGAAAATTTAGATTTATTAGAAGAATACAGAAAATCTAATGTAATGACAAAAAAAGACATGGCTAAAGTTATAGGTATAAGTTTAAGACTATATGAAAGTATTAGCTATGGAAATAACATAAGCACTAGATGTGCAAAAAAATTAAAGGAGTTTTTAAATCATGCTTGAAACAATTATCGCAGTAGAGATCGCATTACTTATTTTTTATTATGCAACGAACTAAAAATTTAGTTTGTAAAAGTTGCAACAAAAAATTTACTTTTAAAGTCGTAACTTCAATTCCGAAACATTGTTCTTATAGATGTCAAAGAGATTATAGAAACAAAAGAAAAAGAGAAAGAGCTGCATTAAAAGTTTTTAATGTTAAATTAAATTGCAAATTTTGTAATAAACAATTTCAAAAACCTAATATTATTAGAAATCTATATTGTTCTAAATCTTGCTCTCATCAAATGGCTTTAAAAAGAGATAGAATAAGAAAAAAACATTTATTAAATACTGATCCTAAATTTAAAGAACATTATAATAATATAAGAAAAGCATGGTTAAGTAAAAACAAGGATAAAATAATTAAATATAGAAAAAAAGCTCAATCAAAAGAATCTTATAAAATCAAAAGAAAATTATATTTAAAAATATATGAAAGTAAGCCTGAAAATAAACAAAGAAGATTAGCATATTCAAAAGAATGGAGAAAAAGAGATTATGTAAAAGCTAAAAAGAAAGCATATAAATTAAAAAATAAAGATCATATTAAAAAGCAATCCAAAGAATACTCACAAAGACCTGAAATAAAAGAAAGAACAAAAAATATAATTAGAAAAAGATTAAAAAATGATCCTATTTTTATTTTAAAATCAAGACTAAGAACAAGATTTTATCAATATATTAAAAGAGGTTTAGCAAAGAAAAAAGTAAATACCTCAAAATTAATAGGTTGTAATTGGTTGTATTTAAAAAACCATTTAGAAAAACAATTTAAAAAAGGAATGAATTGGAAAAATTTTGGTAAATGGCACATTGACCATATAAAACCAATGGCACATTTTAATTTATTAAATGTAAATGACCAATATAAATGTTGTAATTATAAAAATTTACAACCTTTATGGGCAAGTGAAAACCTTAGTAAAGGAGCTAGATACATTGGTTAAAACAAATATATATTTAGATTATAAAATCTGCGTTAAATGTGGAGATCCTGCGGATGTAATAGAATCAAATAAAGATTATTGTTGCGAATGTTGGTTTAAACATTTCTCAGGCGAAACTATTGAAGAATATGAAAAAAGAGTTAAACAATTAGATCAAGCAAGAAAGGATAAATATGATAAAAGTTAAATTAGAAGCTAATGAAGTAGAACTAGCCTTAAATATTGCATCAAAAAGATATATAGGCAATTTAAAAATGGGTAAAACCTTTTCTTATGGTTACACCAAAGGAATTAAATCACAACTAACAGATGGCATCTTAGGAGCTTTAGGAGAGGTTGCTTATGCAAAGGCAACTAATAGCTTTTATAATGGTTCTTATTCAGATGATAACCAATTCTATTCAGACTCAGACTTTCAAAACAATATAGAAATAAGAACCCAAGAAAAAAAATC